GCCAACGTCACCGGCTCGAAACCGACAAAGCCGAACAAGGCGCTGGACCTAATGCCCACCGCGTTGACGGTCTGCGTGGATTCGGAGTCTGTTGGCGCGGTGGTCATAGGTCAGCTTGTGCGTTCGGCTCACAAAAATATAGGGCAGAGCCTTCTCCGGAAATGGTCGATCAGGTATCTTCCTCCACCATTTCCCTCGTCACTCCAAAGGCCGCCGCACTCTCCATCTCCATACTAAGCTCAGACCACCGGGCTCCTGCCCGCCGCATCGTCCGCAGCAGTCGGATCCAGCCCGCCGCATCCAGTTCCTTCACTGGCGCAGGGATCCACCGCTCCCCCCGGCGGGCGCGGGCCTCATTTTCCTGACGCAGCTTCCGGTTTGCTATCTTTTCCGCCGCTTGCAGGGCCTGCTCTTCCACCTCCGCCGCACTTGACTCCCGGGGGGCAGTATGCTCTTTCCGGCCCCATTGCCGCCTTGCTCCCGGCGTTTGCAGCAGACCACGGCCACCCCGTTTGGGCCTATCACCCGCTTGCGGTTCCGTAGGAGTAAACTTCCGGCCCCGGGCATGGCCGCAGTGCTTCCTGCCATATTTGGCCATCAGTTGATCTGTCCGCAGCACCACCACTACCCCGCAACTGCACCGCAGCCTCCAGCGGGCCTTGCGGCAGCCCGCTTCTCCTATCGTATCCGCATACTCCACCACCGTCAGTTCTCCAAAAACGCGGCCATCCAGCGGCATCCGCCTTGGCCCCGGGCCTTTCCTCACACTGCCAGTCGCAGCTTCCGTCTCCTTGCGGCGCAGCAGTTCCTTCTCCCGCCAGGCACGGTTTGCCGCCTTCGTCCGCTCCCGCCGCTCCTCATCCGTCAGCCGCCGGGGTCGCCCCGGCGGTTTCACTGGTTTGTTGAAGTCTTCCAGCGGCACCACTCCTGGGGACACCCTGACCATTTTTCGCCATTCGGCGCGTTTTGTTGTATCGCTCATAGATAAAAGTTATGTTATGGATTCTCCCGCCGCCGCTCCCCTGCCCCGCTCAGCGTATTTCTCCCCCGCCCGCAGTCCCGCATATTTTCCGTGACCCCCAGTGCGGGCCGCCAGTTCCTCCACCAGTTTCAGCCTCGCCGCACTCTCTGCCGCCCGCGTCCGTGCCGTAGCCGCCCCCAAGGCCGCCCCGCTTCCCGCACCAGTCAACTCTGGACAGTGCAGGTCCATCACCGTTGCCAGGCGGCTCACGATCTGCTGCACCCGCAGCACAGAGATCTGCGCCTCCGCAGAGCCGAATGCCAACTTGACCTCCAGCCGCCGCTTCCGCCGCTCCAGCACCTCCCGCTCCCGCTCCCGCAGCCCCTCCACCTTCAGCCGCACCTCCACTTCCAGCAGACCCTGCATTGACTTCACATGGCCAATATTTGTCAGGGAAAATACCTCCAGCCGCAGAGTCTCAGAACAGAGCCATGGAGGCTGGGGCGATATCACCCGCTTGATCCGGTGCTCCGGGTACACCTCCACCAGTTCCGGCACACCTTTCGCCGTATGACACCATATTAGCACCGCACTACGCAACCACCGCCTGCCCTCCAACTCACCAGGCCCCTCCCGCCGCTCGAAATACTGCCCCACCTTCATAGCCCGGTGCCCCGCGAACTGCCACCGGGGAGCGCCCTTCCCTATCAAATCACCTCCCAGATAACGCACCAGTTCCCGCGCCTCATCAGAAAAGCTCCGCGCCTGGCCCTCTTCTGCCTCAGTCTCAGCCGTATCATCAATACGCAGGGCCACCACAGGTAACCCCTGGACCGTACCTTGCTCCGCCCATTGGCCCCGCCCTGTCATATCCGACGCAGTAGGCACATCCAGCCTGAGTTCCTGCCGCTCCTGCTTTTTCATTGCCGCGTATTTCTGCTTCTGCTGCGTCCCATGCCATCCGCGCAGTAGCCCCACCGTCAGCCCTTCCAGTTCCCCCTTCCGGTCCAGATCATGCAGCCCCTGCACAATATCCTCCCATCCCTGCCCCCGGGCACGGCAGCTATCCGCGTAATCACACAAGCTATCAATTTGCTCCTGCGTCAGTTTCATTGGATTCATGCGGTCAGGAAAGAAATTTAATCCACAGGGCAGCCCCGATGGACGCCACCACCGGATTCCGGCACTGGCGCATCCCGGCGCACCAGCAGCACCTCCCCCTCTCCGATGGCGCGGATCAAGGCCGGGACAGAAGCCAATACCCCCCCCGCCCTGCCGTAGATCTTCAGTTCAGTGGCTTGGCTTTGCAGTTTGAGCATCTGCCCCCGCGAGACCCGCAGAGAAAGCACCTCACCAGCACCCGCCTTCAGCGGAGGAAAAATCAGAACTTTCATATCAGATAGGATTGGAGGATTGGATTTAAAATCAGTTATCCTTCAAGACCGCATAGAAAGCCTCGTCATTGTATTCAGAGGCAGCACCTCGGGGATCCCGTGCCCGCCATGCCGCCGCCAGACGCTCCGCCCGGGCCAGTTGCTCCTCGCGGATCTCCCGCCGCCTCTGCATCAGACGCCGCTGTCTCCGGCAGTCCAAAGCTAGTATCAGAGCTACCCCCGCCAGACCAGCCAGCAAAGCCACATTGTATCCTTGGTTCATCATATTCATATTCAGTTATTCAGTTATTGTTGAGAAAATCACACCGCCGCCACCCCAGCCACTCCTTGAGCGATGGAGGAAAAGCTCGCCATCTTCCGGGTCAGTGCCGCATCCCGCGCCCGCTCCTCTGCCGTCAAGACCCGGGCGGTCTCCTCCGCCTTCCGCAGGGCATCCGCCCGTTCCGCCTGCATCCGCTGCCACCTCAGCTTCACATAAGTCTCCCCCAGGGCCAGACCTTCCGGCCCCTCCAGCATTAACCGCACCAGAGTATCCAGAGACGCCACCTGCTCCTGCGCCATCTCCAGCCGTTGCCCTGCCTGCCATAACGCCTCTTCCATCAACCCCACGGCATCCTGCTGCTCCATGATCTGCTCCTCTGCCGCCAGCAGTTGCATGGATGGCTGCCGCCAACTCCGCCGCGCCCGCCGCAGACTCTGCACCACCACCCGCGACTCCATCCGCCGCTCAGTCAACTGCCGCTGACTCTCCCGCCAGGCAAACGCCTCCCCCGCACGAAAAAAATACAGCACCGGGCAAAACTTCAGATTGATCTCACTCATGGTTTTTGATTTGTTATCTGTTACTCTCAAAGTCCTGAGCTTGCATCTTCCGCAGTTCTCCCTGCGCCATCCAAAGGGCCGCCAGCGTCAGCCACCCCAGTCCCAGCAGACGCATCCAATCCGGCAACCCTGCCATTTCCCACCCACTGCCGTAGGTGAAAAGAGCCACCAACCCCATGGGGATGCCTGCCAGCAACAAAATAAATGCACCCAGGCAGCACCAGTAATAGACAAAGAACAGTAAAAAGGCAGAAATTAAATTGATAGTCTTCATGATCGTTGGATTAAGGTAAAATGTGAAATCAACCCCGGCGTTCCGCCGCGATTCGCGTCCTCTCCTTCAGATATTCCAGCAGGGCTGCCGTATCCACATGGACCACCTTCCTGCCTTTCCCCGCCTCATTCGCGGCATACCATCCCGCAAAAGGCTCCAACAGCTTCACCCCATCCAGCACCACCCCCAGCGTCCGCAGATCGAAAAACTCCCGTCCGCTCAATCCCGTCCATGGGCAGATCTCCCCCATCTGCGGCCCCCGGATGAATCCCGGCACCACCACCATCACCTGTCCTCCCACCACCGCAGCAGGCATCGCCCCCTCTTCAATCCCCAGCAGAGCCAGCATCCCTGCCCGGGCTGCCTCACTCACCACCACCCCTCCCGCCTTCGTAGCTGGGCGCAATTTCATTGTCGCTGTCATATCCTGTTTTAGTTAAAGTTCAGGGATTGGAGGCAACTCCATCCAGTGCGTGATCACGCTATCAAACCCGTATTCGGAAACGGTACACTCCCAGCGGTATCCGTCCCCATGCCAACTTTCGTGATAGCTTCCCACCAGGACGAACCCGCCATCAGTGACAAGAACATCCCGGCAGCTATCCGGCAGTGCCTCCGATGCCCGGATCCACACCGGAAAGATCCCGGTCGCACAGTGGGGCGTCATGAATGGTTTTTCCATAATCAGTTATTGGTAAAATTTGGTGGATGCGGACCAGATTTGAACTGGCACGATGTTAGGTTCCGAGCCGCCATGGTTGCGCTTTCGCGCCCTCCCATGCCGCCGCATCCAAAGGGTTAGTCTCGCAAAGCAGAAGCGATTGACTGCTTGGCGTTGTAAATCATCTCCCAGATCCGTAGACCAGCACTCCCAATCTCATTAGCACTCTTATCTGTGAAACGGTCAGCCACGACATCAGCCAGCAGAGCATTAGCCTTCTCCAGCTTCAGTCGGTCCGCCGCCAGCAGTTTGATCCCAGGTTTCTTCAATGAGCTCATTTTTTATGATAGTCAGAGTTGATTGTTGAAAAATCAGGCAGCCTTGGGTTCCTGCTCCTGCATCACCTTGGCCAGTTGGGCACTCAGGCTGGCCTGCACTTCAGCGGCTGCCGCTGCCACTTCCGGATCCGTGGATCCTACCAATAATCTGCACTGCCCGAGAAGGGACTGGATGACGGAAATTTTTGCTTGTTTCATGATGGTTAAGTTTTGCGTATTGCGAATATTTGCACATCACGCAAATCATTGCAAGAAATAATTTGCAAATTTTTACTTTTTGCGTAAAATGCAAAGATCATGAAACGATTTCCCCCACTGCTTGATCGATTCCTCACCGCCAACAAAGAGGCATTCACTGCCATGACTTTCGCTGAAAAGAGCGATGTCCACTCTGGAGACCTCTCCCGTGTCCGCTCCGGCACCAAGACCCCCACCCGGGAGTTCACTCACAAAATCCTGGAGAGTCCCCTCGTCCCATTACAGGATGCCCTGCAACTCACTGTTGCGTACCTCAGAGACATTACCCCAGTCAACCTGGAACCCCACCTGAGCATCACCGTCAAGGATGACGCCTTGGATAAAGCCGAAACACCGGATCTCCTCACAGAATGCCTTGAGTTTTTCCGTCAGGCCGCCCGCACCGATGCCGAAACCTACGCCTGGCTCACCAGCCTGTACAAGACACTTTCCAGCAAATGGTAACGCCTCCCTCGCCGGAATAGCTGATTTACCTTTCAGCCTTCCCCTCCCCATGGATGCCCTCCGCCGCACGGCGCAGGGCATCTTTTCCGATATGGGTATAGGTCCGCCGCCCCGTCCTTGCGTCCTGCCCCATCAGCGCATCAATCACCGCCGCCGGAGCTCCACTCTCCTCCAACCAGGTGCGAGTATTGTGCCGCAGACTGTGAAACACCAGAGCCTGCCCCTGCCGCTTCCGGCTCACCACCCCAGTCGCCGCCACCTCAGCCGCACGGCGCATCTCCCGCTTTTTGGGCGACTCATACACCTCCGCCTCCCGCAATCCCGCCGCCGCCAGCAATGCCGCAAACTGCCGGGATAACTCATTTACCTTCCCCTTCCCCTTCTGCACCACATCCTCATGCAGCCCGGGGAATAACCAAACGCACTCCGGAATCCGCACCCGGGCCAATGCCGCCAACGCCCGCTGAGGCAGCGGCACCCACACCTCCGCCCCCGTCTTCTGCGTCCGCTCAAAATGCACCGCCCCCTCCTCCACATCGCTCCACCGTCGAGCCACCAAATCTCCCAACCGCTGCCCTGTGTACAACCCCAATAACACCAGAGCCTGCCATTCCGCAGGCGACACCGCCAGCACCCGCTCCAACTCCTCCCTCGTAAAAGGACGCCGCGAAACCGCCGCCTCATCCTCCCTTGATCGACGCAGAGGCCGCAACTCCGCTGCCGGATTCTTCCGCATCCAGCCTGCATCCACCGCCCCCTTCAGCACCATCCTGACACATTTCAGGTGATGATTCACCGTGGTCACCGACAGCACCTTCGCCTCTCCCTCGCGCCACTTCTCCAGATCCGGCACCCCCAGCCCATCCAGCGGACGATCCGCCCCACCTGGCAACACCTTCAGCAACCGCGAAACCGCCTTCCCGTAAAACTCCAGCGTCCCCCGCTCCACCGCCCCCGCCTGGCGCGACAGCCACCCCGTGAAAAACTCCCGCACCGTCACCCGGTGCCCCTGCTCCCCCAGCAGATCAGACAGCACACGCCGCGCCTGCTCTCCGCTCACCTTCCCCCCCGCCGCATCTTCCCACACCTCCATGATCCGGCGGGCCGCCCGCTTATCCTCCGTTCCCGTACTGCGGAACACCTTCCGCCGTGTACCCCCTGGCCCCGGCACATAAAATGTCGCCCGCCAGAATCGTGAATCCTTTGATTTCGTCAAACTTCCCATCCCCCACCCTATTCTGAAACCTATTCTACCGCAATCTAATTTTTACCCGTTTTTGCCCATCCGCCCCCTAAAATCCCCCGTAGAACCCCCTCTAAAACCCCTGACAATGGAATCGCAGGTTCAATCCCTGCACAACGCACTCCTCTGTAAGTCGTTGATTTTCAAGGGGTTTTGAGGAGGGGGTAAAGTTTACCTATTCTATACCTATTCTGGTCTGTGAATTTTGCGGGAATTTGTTTTTGTGGGTTTTTGAGGCTGGTGGTCAGGGGAGGAGGCGGATCACTTTTCGGAGGTAGGGGCGGGGACGGGTTTTTTCGTAGACTCCGCCTCCATCGCGGGATCCGGCGGAGTCGGTGTTGCCCTCAATGGTGTAGACAATTTGCTTGATGGGGGAGTCGGTGCGGACGAGGCCGATGTGACTGGTGTCGAAAGTGACGATGTCTCCGGTGTGGAGGGTAGCCTGGCCAGGGGATTCGTTCTCATCGAAGGTGGTCAGGTCGTGGTGGGTGGCCCATTCGTGGAATCCGTAGGCAGCGGCGGTGCGGGGACGCCAGGCAGCGAAGGTATCAGGGGTGAGCTTGAGCGCGTTGAGGACTTCGGGGTCGCGGCCCCACTCGCGGATGCACCAGCAGACAAATGCGGCACAGTAGGGCCAACGGGTTCCTGTTAGGGTGGTGGCGCGTTGGTATTTGAGGATGCCAGGGCCGGTGTTGGAGTTGCGGGGGATTTCGAGGACTCCCACCTGGGTGACGGCGATGTCAATGAGTTTTTGCCGGAGGGGGAATGTGGACATTGGGAGGGGAGAGGGGAGAGGGGAGAGGGGAGAATGGGAGGGGTGGAGAGGGAAGGTGGCTTGGACTTGATAAAGTTAGGCGGACTAAGGGCAGACGTCAAAGAGACCATTGCGGTGACGGGGAGGATTACAGGAGGCCTTTTAGGGTGGCGGTTTCGTAGGCTTTGCTGACGAGGGCGGGGATGAGGTAGGTGTTGATCTCGCCCTCGAACTCGGCGAAGAGCCAAGCCCCCACGGCTTTGGCTTTGGTTAATCCTGACTTTCCCTGGTAGGTGCGGTTGATTTCTATCACTTGGCGGACGGTTTGCTGAAAGTCGGCAACGGATAGGCCGGGCTTGCCGTCGGCTTGAGTGAGGCGGAGGAACCGGGCCTCAAGGAAACGGAGGAGGGGGATGAGCCAGAATTTCAGTGAGGAGAGGTTCATGGGGGAGTCGGGGGGGTTGATGGTTGATGGTTGATGGTTGATGGTTGGGAGGTGGGCTAGCTAGAACCGGATGGTGTGGCTGAGGGTGTAGCGGGGGCGGTTGGATTTGGCTTTGCCTTCCGGGGGTGATAGGGAGAGGAGGCGGGCGGCGAGGCGGGCTTGCTGGTAGGGGGTGGGGAGGGTGGAGCAGGCAGGGAATGTGAGGAGGGTGGGGAGGAGACAGAGGAGGCGGATGGGTTTCATGCTAGCTCTGGCCGGGGAGGGTGGAGGGTGTTTCGCAGGCGGAGCAGGTTGGTGTAGAGATCCCGGAAGATGGCGAAGCTAGCGGCGAAGAGGTCGCGGGTGTTGTCGGAGGGGGTCCAGTTCAGTTCTGTGAGGAATGTGTTGTAGAGGGTGTCGAGTTCCCCGGTGGTGAGGTCGAGGAGTTCGCCGGGGATTTCTGCCAGGCCGAGGAGGGCGGAGGCGATGTCAGGGACGGCGCGGGTGAGGATCCAGACAGCGGCCATGGTGTGGACTTTGTGGGTGAGGGGGTCTTTGGCCTCGTGCATCTCCCGCCAGAGTCTGGCGAAGGCGAGGAAAGGGTCGGTGGTTTCCTTGGTGGTTTTCATGGCGGGGGGAGGGGGTGGGGGAGACCTGATGGCGGAGACTTGAGACCGGATGGTGGGAAAGTTAGCGGCAGGGGTAGGAAGAATTTCAGGAGACCGAATAGGCAGGAGATGCTGCTGATGATGAGGATGGTGCGGAGGGTGCGGCCATGCTGGTGGAGGCTGGATTCAAGAGCGGTGATGCGGGATTCCATAGCAGTTATGGAGGGGGCGGAGGGAGGCGGTTTTGAATCCATCGGAAAAGGGTGGGGACAAATATGGTGAGGAAAAGGACGCCGATGCCGCCGAGGATTCCGGCGGCGGCGAGGGCGAGGAAACTGGGGGGGATGTCAGGATACCGGGGGGTGAGCCAGACGGTGGCGGAAGGGGCGAGGATGATTCCGGTGGCGAGGTTGGCGGCCCAGCGTTTGCGGAAGGTTAGCTGGCCGTTGGCGGACTTCCCCTGGAAATAGTAGCTGCCCATGTATCCGCCGAGGCCAGCCCCGATGATGCTGGCGATGAGGATCTGGGCCTGCTCGTTGGCGGTGGCCATGCTGAGGAGGCTGAGACTGAGGGCGGCAAGGGTCAGCTTTAGTTCCATGGGTTTTGTTATGAGGTGAGTTCTGCGTTGGGTTGGGCTGCGGGCGCTGCATCCTTGCTTGTTTGGTAGGCAATGAGATCTGGAATTGCAGCCGCAACCGCCGCAAAAGCTGCCGCAGCGGATGGGACGTCATTAACAATTTCCCAGAACGGGAGCCGGATTTCCCTCCGATCCGATAGGAGTCGATCACCAGTAGATTGGTCGAATGGGACGTACTCAACGTAAACAGAATCCTGCTCACCCATAGACCGTGCGGAGATGGCAAGGTCCATGATGTAGAGTTCGGAAAACGTCTTAGGGGTTACCTCTTGACGTTCGGCAGGAGTATCAAGGGGGATGGTAATGGTGGCCATATGTTATCGTGGTTGGGATTGGGTGTTGGACTTTTCAGTTTCGGCTTGCTCAATTTGAGTCAGGATTGCAATTGCTCCTTTGATTTGAGTCTCTTCAGTTTCGAGCTGTTTCAACCTTTCCCGCAGGTCGTACTGCTCTGCGATGTTAGTGTTGCGACTAGTTATAAGATTAATTCTATATGTTTTATCCATGCTTTTGCTAAGTTATTGAGTGATAATTTAAGTACCCATTGGAGCGCAGAGCACACGGTATGGTGTCCCGGTTGAGTCGTAGATTACGATGTAGCCAGTATCGGCAACTACAGTGGCATTGTAAGCGGCATCCGTGGTGATTTTGCCTTTAATCGGAGCAAACCCTGAATCATTTGCCAGCACAATATCAATGCCGAACCCATTTCGTTTGATCGCGGGAAATGCGGAGGTAGTACCGCCAAGCTGCAACCTATCAAAGGTTGTTATTCCGCTATTTCCAAAAAGTAGTATTCCATCACCATTGCTCACTAGTCTGGATTGAGTGCCAAACGTAATTCCTAAGCTTGATAAATTACCTGCGTTTACGGTAATTTTTGGAGTGATAATTTCCGTTCCCACATAAATATTCCTCGGACAACTCACCCCGCCAGTAGCGCCAATGTCGTAGGCGTTGTGGATATTGGTAATCAAATGGCCGGAATTGGCAATGCACCACCAAGCTCCAGATGATGCGCCGTCTTTTGATAGACCGAAATATGCGTTGCCATCAACGCACAAATTAAAGGCCCTGCGAGTTCCAGTAACCCCTCTATTAGAACCAATTTTAACTGTGCTAACAGTGCTCTGCCAGTCCACCTCAAACCATTCTCCAGCAGTTGATCCGCTACTTGGAAGAGTGTTATAAACCCGAAACGCCTGCGCGATGGTTCCGTTCCGCTGGGCTAGGATTCCGGCGGCGTCTCGGCTGAGTTTAACATCCTGATTAAAATAATCCAAAATCAAAGATGCCGATGGAATAACATTTCCAGAGGATTGCACGATTGACCCACTAATTGTAAGTCCTGCACTTGTAGTAATATAGCCATCTTTTCTTATTGAAAACTTATTTACCCCGCCTACCTGCAAGTCCATCAGGTCGCTTGCCGCGTTACTTGCCGTGTCGGTAATATTTGCTTTAACAGCAGTAAGTATGCGCTGAACTGTTCCTCCAGACCCAGCGGAGGTAGTTGCATTTGAATACGAGACTGAATTTAGTGTCGATGCCGTTACGACAGCGGTTACGTTATATCCAGTTGGGGTAATACCTACTACTGAAATAATTACGCCAACCGGAATGACTTCTGTCTGAGTTGCAAACGTGATGGTTGCTGTGGTTCCATTTCCGCTGGCTCCAATAACCGTGATGGCAGGAGCATTCCACGTTTCAGCTAAATCAAGTTTTGCCAGTGGGGCAGTTGTTCCAATGCCAATTTTGCCTGACGCTACAATTCCAGCAACCGTTAAACTATCCGCCGTGCCTAGCCCCAAATTGGTCCGCGCCCCGGCGGCATCAGTTGCTCCGGTGCCGCCTCGGGTGATGCCGCGAATGTCAAGGCTCCATGCGTTTGATCCGTTAGTGATCAAGACTGGTGCGGCATAGGGGGTATTAAGGATAATGCTGCTGCCGCCGTTGATGGTGTTGGAGGATCCGGCATATAGGGTGGCGGGGTAGGAGTAGAGGGAGCCGGTGGCATCAACAAAAGTAAGGGTGCTGCCGGTGGGGTAACCGGCGGGGCTGGGGAGGGTGTAGGTGCGGGCGGCGGTGAGGCCACCGGCGGTCACCAGGCGGGCGACGGTGGTGCCAGGGGCGATGGTGGCATCGCTGTCGCCGAGGATTTGGACGGTGGGGCCGCTGCTGGCGATGGCGGCGGTGGTGGCGGCGGTGATGCGGCCTTTGCCGTCAATGGTGATGACGGGGATGGCGGTGGTGCCACCGAAGCTGCCGGGGGTGGAGTTGACGGTGGCGAGGGTGGCGGCGGAGGTTACGTTAGCGGAGCCGTTGAAGGGAGGGGAGGTGTAGGTGACGTCTCCGGTGAGGGCGATGGTGCGAGCAGTGGTGAGAGTGGGGGCACTGCTGCCGAGGGAGGCGTAGAGGAGATCCGCCTGGGCCTTGGTGAGGGCCAGTGCGGCGTTAGGGGGGGATGGGGCGGTTAAACTCGCAGGATGGGCATGGAGGGTGAGGGTGATGTTTTGGAAGACTTGAATTGCCGATTCATTGGGATAGGTGGCGTAGATGACGAGTCCAAAGTCGCGGGAGGGGTTTCCAAGGAGGGCCTGGTTCAACTGGGCGGCACTGAATGTGGCGGCGAGGGTGGTGCCTTGAGGGTCGTCATAACTGGATTGAGCAAGAGGGACGCGGGCGGGATTGAAGAGACTGTCAGGATGGAGTTCCAGATAGACAAAATCTGCGCCAGTGAAGGTGTTGCCATCGGCGGTTTCCGCAAAGGTGAGGGTGATATCCAGCGGATTGGCAACAAAGGCGGATCGAGTGAGGGGCTGGGTGCCATCCCGGGTGAGGGCGATGGCAATGGATTTGTTGGCGGTAGACATGGGAGGAGATCAGTTTCCGATGAGGAGGAGGGTGACGATGGCGTTGGTATCAAGATCGGCAGTTCCGCTATCGCCCTTGAAGGCGATGGTGATGCTGCCGTTGGTTTCCGGGGTCCAGGGGGACTCAAGGGCGAAGAGGTGAAGACCGGGAGCGGTGCTGAGGAGCGCGAGATTTGAAGCGAGGGGAGACCCGGCTGGGGAACCCGGAAGGAGACCGTTTTCGATTTTGATGATGACGCTGCCATTGAAGGGGGCAGCGGTGGGAGGATTGCTGGAGACGCCGCCTGAATAGAGGCTATAGTAGGGGAATTTCAGGTGTAGGGCGGTGCTGAGTGTGGCAATGGAGTTGCCAGCGGACCCGGTGGTGAGGGCGGTGAGGGGCAGGTAGTGCTCTGTGCTGGGAGAGGTGATGGTGGTGATGGTGCCAGCGGTGACGGTGGGGTGGATGACAGCACAGTAGTAGTCTGTGCCGGAGGTGCCTGTGTGGAGGATGGCCCGCTGAAGATTGGTGAGGGTAAGTAGGGCGGTGGTGCCGATTTTGACCTGACCTTCAACGGAGGTGAGGGTGGTTTTGAAGGTGTAGGTTTTGCTGTCGATGGTGATGGTTTCCCCATCGGCAGAGTTGGTTCCATCTGATGTCAGGATGGTGGCGGCGGCACTGACGAGATAGGGGATACGGGGCTGGACACGGACGGCAATGAGGCGCAAGGTGTTAAAGTTGATAGGAAGACCTTGGGCATCAAGCTGCCGCACGGCGTACCCAATGCTGCTGGCCCTGTCCCTGAAATCAGGGAAGGTGCCAAATTTAAAGGAATCCAGATTTACCCCTCCATAGTTGTTGTTGGCATTGGCGGGATCCAATACCCGGTGGAAGCATTTCTCCCCTTCCTCAATGGTGAGGCCCCATGGCTCAAAGGCTTTCAATCCCGGGGAGGCACTTGAAATGCCAGGTGCAATAACGGCAGGGGTGACGTCAAAGGCGGTATTGATGGTAAAGCGAACGGCCATGGGGCTGGTTTATGGGGTTGATGGTGGATGGGTATATAAAATCCTGGAGAGGAACCAAGATCAAAGCCGCTGGAGTTATGCGCTGGCGAGGTGGAGGGTGAGATTAGCGCGGGCGGAAAAGGCGAAAAAGGTGACGGTGATTTTGGTGATGTTGGAACCGATAGCGATGCTATGCCAGCAGCAGAGGGCAGAGTCCGCCGGATTGAGGACACGCAATTGGGGGAAGATGTAGTCAACCCCGGCACTGTCGCGGATGGTGATCTGGGCGGTGGAGGTGCGTGATAGGGGAGATCCCCCGGCAATTTTTTCAGCGTTGGTGATGGAGTCTGCGCGGAGGACGGCAGAGAAGGAAAGAAGCCCGGTGAAGACAGGGTTGCCAGTGCCTCCAAGCGGGAAGGTGGTGGTGACGGTGGTTCCTGCGGCATTGGTGCCGCTGGCACTATCATTGAAGACGGTGGTGGAGCCTGCCGCTCCTCCTGCGGTGATAGCGGCAGCAGTGCCAGACCCCGGCACGATGAGGATTTTATTGACGCGGGTGTTGCTGGCGTGAAGCTGGGAGGTGGCAACGATGTTGTTGCTGCTGGCATTTGCCCCATCACTGTCGAAGGAGTTCTGGAATGCGCTATGGGTGAGGACGGTACGGTGGGAGACTGGCATAATATCAGGGAGGTGCAGGGTTGGAGGAGATAGGGAGGGGTTGGGGGAATGAAGTTTTTGTTATCCTATGGTTTCTGCGTCAATGTAGCTCCACTTTTCAGTGTAGGACCGGAAGACGACAGTTCCGAGAGTTTTGATATCTGATGAATCAAATGCGGTGCGGACCCAACCAAAGGGATAGTTAAGCATAGGATCAGGAAGACCCTCAGTAACAGCTACTCCACGGGCAAAAGCTGTAGTAAATGGCGATGCAGTAGAAACAGGAGAAAGGGGAGTGCCAGCAACTCCTATAACAACTCCTTTTTTAGTGCCTGAGGCTTTTGATTGAAGAATTTTAACATTCCAGAATTTACCCGTTGCTGGATTAATTTTGGTTTTTGGCGATGGTGGAGTGTAGTAGACGGTTACATTACCAGCATTTGTAAATGGAAAGACGATTTCCTCAACTTCTTCATGGTAGTCCAAGACTGCGGGAGGTTCATCACCCCAAAATCCTTCGCTATAAACGGTGGCGCGAATCCATCCATTCCCCTGAGATTCAATGAGGGTTCCACTGAAATACATTTTACTTCCGCCATAGGTCGTGGAACTGCCGCCATCGGGGAAGAGCGCAAGGAATGCCGCCTTATCACCATAAAAATCCACTTTCATGGAAGCACTCTGGAACCCCCCCTCCCCAGGGAGTCCCTGGGGAGTCATTTCTTGCAGAACCTGCAAGTTGGTTTTGAATGCGTAGGAGATGGTATCGGCGGCCACCCCTTGGGAGGCAGTGTCAAACGAGGCGGGCTATTTTGCTTTAACGGTGCTGTCGCCGCTGAGTAATCCGATCACTTTCTGAAGGAGGAGGTGGGTAATACTGTCACCCTTGGGAGCGGAGTTGGCGTTGGCGCTTTCTTCTTTGGCTTTATTGGCGGCGAGATCGTGGTCCAGCTTGTGCCCCACACCGGGGATATTGCGGCGTTTTTCGTATTCATCCAGACTGCTGGTGCTGGCTTTTTTCATGTCCCCAGGCTTGAAGTAGTCCAAGGCAGAGGCTTTCTCAGGGCGGGAGGAACCCTTGTGACCTGCTCCACGAATGCGGCCCGGGTGAGCGGCACGATCTCTGATATCCATGTCCTCTGCGGCCATGCGCTTGCCTTGGCCGGGATGGGTTTTTTCGTATTCTGTGGCGAGGGCGGTTTCGTCCTCCTTCCGCTGAAGTTTATCTGCTTTGCGGTTGTGGCCTCCGGCGCTGAGTTTGTTGATTTCGCGGGAATTGTTGATTTGTTCTCTTTGCCGTTGAGTCTCTTTGTACTTTTTGGCCATCTCCCGTTCTGCGTCCATCCTCATCTGATGGAACTGAAAATAGGTCTTGTTGAAATTCACCTCTCCCTCTTCCCGATCACGGTTCCGCTGTTTTTGTATCTCCGCGATTTTTTCCTCAGAGGCTTGGTTGATGAGCCGCTCCCGGATGGGCAGTTGATATTTCTGGTCACCTGCCTGGCTGGCGGCATCTGATGAACCCTGAGCATTGGCGGCGGTAGTAGCACTACGGGAACTCAGGGCTGGCATGGTCTCTTGCAGGTAAGCCATTCTGACTTTTTCCTTGTCAGAAAGCTCCGTGCCATCGCGGCGGTTGGTTTCCACGATGCTCTCCATTTCATTTTTGGCCTGCTCGTATTCATTACGCGCTTCACTGGCGGCATTAAAATCTTTGGAAGCTTGGATTTTAGCTCGTTTTTCTTCAAGCTCAACAAGATCCCGCATGGTTTTAATCTGAAAGGCGGCAAGTTCTTTTTCTACCGCCACCTTGTCTTCCTGGGCGGTAATGGAGGCAATCCTCTCCTGCTGCTGCAAGGCTGCAAACTCCAAGTCTTGCTGCTGTCCCTGTTTTTTTATTTGGTCAGCCCTCTGGGACAATTTAAGATTTTCCTGAATATCTTCTGCATCTTTTCGCCCCCTCAAAGAGGAGTCGTCTACATTTTGAGAGAGTCGGTATTCCCTTTCGTCGTTACGGAATTGCTTTCCGGATTGCTCTGCATTTTTTAAAGTATCCGTTCCGGTGAAAGTGGCGATTGCCTTTTTCATTTGATCATAAGCAAAGAAACCACTGGCAGCAGCAACACCTACCGCTCCCAGCCTTTTTAGAGCGGGGGATTTGGCAACGAGGTCGATGATTTGAGGGACGTTATTGGCGAGGGCGGGCAGCCCACCCTGGGCGGCATCCTGGACAACATTATAGGCTATTCCAAACCCATACATATTTCTGCTGCCTGCCGAGCCTGCATTTGATCCGGAGGGGTTTTTTCCGCCTTGGAAGGCGGTGCCTTGGAGGTGATCCCATTGGCCGGGCGCACCAGAGGGGCGGGATCCGCTGAGGGCCATGCGATTGATGTCCGGAGGGCGCATGGTTTGGCGGGCGGCGGCTTGATAGGCGGCGGCCTCCTGCTCGAGGAGGGCTTTGAGCTTGGTGACGGTGGCCTTGGTATCGCCAAGGATGGCCTGGTTGTTTTTGAAGACTTGTTGCTTTTGGACATTGAGAAGAGCCGCGATGTCAGGAACGGGGACTTTGGCGGCAGCCATGGCGCGTTGCATATCGCTGGCGGCGGCCTTGGCGGTGGCCTTGACTTCCTCCATAGCCTTGAGGAAGGGGGCGCTATTGGCGGCGATTTCTACACTGACTCCGGTGTTATTCATGAGCGGGGTGGGGGATGAGGAAGAGGGAACAGGGCAGCCGTGGAGGAATACCGGATGGACCGGGAGGGTGTTAGACGGAGGGGAGGGCGGGAGTTGCCTTCAGGGCGGCGGCTAGTTTGGCGGCGTTACTGGCGCGGCGGGCACGATAGGCGGCGGGGGTGATGACGGCGAGTCCAAGCTGGAGAAGGTGACAGTGCCGGATGGTGAGGGCGGTATGGAGGGGGAGGAGGTAGAGGCAGAAATGCCGATGGAGGGGGTTTCCTCCGGTGAGGAGATGGAGGAACTGCTCAATGGGAGGGGGTTGCTGTCCCCGTTTTTTTTTAGGGGGACATTGGGGGCATCCGTGTCATGGGAGGGATCTGGAATGACGTCTGCGGCATTGTGCCCCTGCCAGATTTTATCCGCGAGGATCATGAGACCGAGGGAGTCGCCGGCGGGGAGACGCTGGGAGAGCCAGGTGAGGGCGGTGGTGATGATGTCCGCAGGACGGAGGAAGAGGGGGAGGATGGTGCCATCGTGGTTCGGGCCCGGGGCATTCCAGAGAGGAGGCTGACCGGGGGCGGGAGGATGGGCGCAAAACCAGAGGAAGACGGCAGCCTGGTAGAAGTCATAAATGCCAGGGAGAGCCATCTGATCTCCGGCGAAGAGTTGGTTCAGGTGGAACTCTGTGGCGAGAGTGTGGAGGAGGGGAGTGCCGTCCGGAAGGTGATATGATAGGGTGAGGGAGGAGGGGCCGAAGGAGGGAGAAGGAGGCGCGGGGGAGAGGGCGGGAATGGGAGAGGGGGCAAGCGGGGGAACGCTGGGGAGGAAGGCTTCTGGGATGTCTTGGAGGTTCATGATGGTAGGGGATGGAGGTTAAAGGAAGTTGAGGACACGATCACGGAAGGTTGAGTCAGGGCAGGATTCCTCAAGGAGGGAGGCACTGGCGAAGATGCCGCCGTTTTGAGTGCCGCCCCGCTGGCAGATTTTGATTGATTTGTTAGCAAGAGTGATCCACTGGGGGAGGACGAGACTATTTTGCACGGCGGCGTGAGCGTAATGGAAGGGATGCTCTCCGATGGGGTAACCAGGGAGGGGCTGGGTGCAGAGAGGGCTGGAGAGGAGGGTGAGGATGTCTGCAAAGGTGAGGCCAGGAAAGGTGAGGGACTGGGCGGGGACGATGAAGGTGGGGAGGCCAGTTTCTGCGGCATGAGCCCCCCGCTGGGGGTGGATGGGAAAGCCTACGGTGATGAGGGCGGCAGTGAGGAGGGGACAGGCGAGACGCATGGCCCCGGTGAGGAGGGATCCGTCTTTCCATGCGTGGTGGAGGAGATCGTAATCCGGACCAGCGGTGGCGGCGGAGGCGAGGAGGGGGCCATGGGTGCGGCAGATGGCGGGCGGGGTGCCAGTGCGGCCCTGCTGCCAATCAAGGAGGCGGGCGTAGGTCTCCAAGGCGTAGCGGGCGGCGAGGAAGGGATGGGCGGGCTGGGTGATCTGGAGGTTTTCAGCGGCCCGGGGGTGGCGATGCGCCTGGATGAGGGAGGAGGCGGGGGCGGCGTGAGGAGCCTGAAACCAGAAGGTGAGGTGGCGGGCTCCAGTGTCGATATGATGGACGATCTCTGGCAGGAGGGTGCCGGAGGGTGGGGCCGGATGGAGAAGCGGGAGGATGGTGTAGAGGGCGATGGCGTCGAGAGGATCTGTGATAGGTAAGCGCATGGCCAGGAGGAGGGGTGATGGGTGATGGAGGTGGGGTGATGGATGATGAACGGGAGGGAATGAGGGGTGATGCCCCAGCCCCGGGCGGACGCTTTTCCATAGTTACCGCCGGGGCTGGTGGCGTCCCCCATGATTACCATGGCGGGAAGGGTTGAAAATAAAACAGGGACACCGGGTCAAACGATGTCCCTGCGGGGCTTTCTGTGGGGGTCCGGCCATCACTCCGGCTGGCAGAAAATGATAGAAAGCGGATTACGCGGCACGGACCATGTAGGATCCGGCGTCTGCCAGCCAGCAGAGTTGCAGGGTGACGGAGCCTTTGTAGAAGTCGCCCTGGGAGCCATTGCGTTTTTGCTGGCGGAGGGAGAGGAATCCACTGGTGGGGAAGCCCATTTGGGTGTTGGCGTTAAAGTTAGCGAGTTCCGCGAGGGTAAGGGCGGTGCCGGGGTGGGCATTGGGGATGAGGGCAGCCTCCATGGTGGTCTCAAATTCCAGCCCGATGGTCCAGATGGGGGTGGTGAAGAGGGCTCCGATATCACGCCCGAGGTGGTCCATCTTGGGCTTGACGGTACGGTTAGGATCGATGGAGGTGGAGGTGAGGATCATGCCAGTCTCTGCGTCCTGGATGCCGAAGGAGGCGTCCGTATCGACTTGCATATGACCGATCATGGCGGCGGAGGACTGCGGGGAGGTAAGGGCGGGCATGGGGGGAGTGGGAGGGAGAGGCGGTAGACTTGGGAGGATGTGTCAAGTGGTGTACCAGGTGGCACGGTGGACATCGTAGACCTCCCTGATGGCAGTGGTGGGGCTGAGACCTGCAAGGGTGAGGAAACCAGCCTTATCAACAAATGTGGGGTAGCCATTCCCAGTACGGATGTGCTGGCGGGCGGCAGTATCTCCGATGAGGGTGTAGTAAAAATAGAAGTCAGCACCACTACCGAATCCGAGATTGGCACTGGCATTGACTGCGGGGATAGCGGTGCCAGCGGCAAGGAGCGGAGGAAGGAGGCCAGTGCCATTGATGAGGCGGGTGCCGCCAGGGATGGCGGTCACTCCGGTGGTATTAGTGAGGACCATGAGTTCCTCAAAGGAGTTGCCAGTGCCTTCTGCCCCAGCATATGCCTGGGCGCGGAAGGCAGCGGCGGTGGCGGGGGCACCACTGGAGCGGGCGGTGGAGTAGTAGATGCGGCGGGAGGTGAAATAAGGGATGCTGGAGACGGGACCAGTGAGGGTGAGGACGCGGATCCAGATGGCGGCGCGGAGATAGATGTCTGCGTAAAGGACGGTGGAGGCAGGGGCGGCGGGTGGAGCAATGTCCGGAGTGGTGCTGATGACGGTGACGGAATCGACGGAGACGCGGGGGATGAGTTTTGCCTCGTAGGTGGCATTTTCGCGGGCAACGGTGAAGGTGATGCCAGGCAAGTCTCCAGAGAGACGGGTGCGGACGGGATCTTCGTAAATGAGGGTGCCGCCAGTGCACCCAAAGGTATCAATGGCGTTGATAAAGGGGAGGACGCCACTTGTGCCATTGCTGGTCACCTGAAGGCCGGGATGGTAGTTGGCGAGACCGTAGTTGCCGAGGGCTTCTGCGGTGATCTGGTAGCGAAGCTGGAGGTCGCTATAGCTGATGGCGTAGCATTCTCCGGTGTTGGGATTGACGCGACGCTCCTTGGTGCGGGTGCAGATGTCTGTGCAGGAGTGGATGAGGAGGAAGTCATCTGGCTGGAGCATCTCAAGGACAGCAGGGGAGAAGGGTACGCTGAGATGAGCAAGGATGGCGCTTTTACTGAGGCTGAGGGCTAGGGCAGGCATGGAAAGGGAGGGAGAAGTTTCAGCGGTGGGTGATAGGTGGAAATACTGAAAACTCAGAGGGGGGCGAGGGTGGTGCGGGTGCCACAGGTGATGGTGGCCTTGAATTCAAGGCCGGGATGGCCTTTCTCATACCGGAGGGGCTGGCAGCGGACGTCTGTGATGAAGAAAACATGACAGGACTCTGTGGGGACGGGAGACTGGGCAGCGGTGGCGGCGAGGGAGGCAGCGGTGAGACGATCAGCAGGACTGACGGTGGCGGGATTCCCAGTGGGGAGATCTTCGCTGAGGAGCCGGAGGAAGCGGGACTGGAGGGTGCTGGCGTAGCGGGCGTCCTGCCGGGTGGTGAGTTCCAAGTTGACGAGGACGGGGATTTTCCAGTGGTGGCGGGCGATGGGATTTTTGGATAGGGGCTGGGACTCGCTACCAATGGAGACGATGAGGGCGGGGGTGGCGTACTCCTGCTTTTCATCAAAGGTGTAGAGGCGGGTGCCTTCCGGCAGGAGGTCATACCCGGCAGGGCACGGGGTGCCAGGGAGCCAGGCGGGAGCGGTGAGGAGAGGCGGGCAGCCAATGCGAAAGAGATGGGCGAGGGCGAGCATGAGCTCACGCTCCGGAGGGCGACCTAAAAAATACATGAGATGATAGGAGGAAGAAGGTTGGAGAAGGGGCGGAAATCAGGCGGCGGCCCGGTAGGCTTTGAGTTCACGGAATCCGATTTTGGTGGCGGACATGATGAGGTCATCCTCAATGAAGCGGGTGAAGAGGGTGTTGAGTTCTGGGAGGACGTCATTGATTTTATCTCCGATGAGACCAGCGACTCCGTCAGGAGGTCTACGGCCAGGGATCTGAGCGGAGGAGGCCCAGTTCTGGACGAGGATGCCAGCAACGGCGTCTGAATCAAAATGCTGGGTGATGCCGCCGGGGGGATGATGGAAGATGGGAAGGCGGACGCCGGGGGAAGGGCCGCGCAATTCCTGCTGGGCGGGCTTGAATCCGGCCTTGTGCAGGTTGGTGGCGTATTGGCGACCAGAGGCGAATTTTCCAACGAGGGCATAGAAGCCCGGATCCCGGGTGCGGGCAAAGGCGCGGGCTCCTTTGTAGTTGATGAGGAAGACAAGGGCGGCGGCTATGGTGCCGCGCCATTTGTTGGCACTGGCAGTTTTCACCCGGGGGCGGACGCGGGTGGCGGTGTTTTCGGCGATGATGTATTCCTGGGTAAGTTGGGAGAGGTCGGATTTGATTTTATCCCGGTCGCCCCGGGGCGTTTTCGCGATGGCGAAATCGACAGCGAAGCGCATGGCTTTGCGGAAGATGTCCTGCATGGTCTTCCCCCGCATGGAGGCGGAGGCTGCCCATAGCTCCAGGGCAGGGAGGAGTTTCAGGTCTATCTTGAGTTTGACGAAGTCTTCCATGATAGGGAGCTTGAAGAATAAGGGTGGCGGGAAATTTAGAATCGGAGGACAGGGCCAGGTTTTGGGCCAGGTTTTCGCAGGAGGGGAGATGGGGGAAAGTGGAGACGGATTTCAGACATGAAGCTCGCCAGTGAGGTGATAGTGAGCGGCGATATCGTCAGAGGTGCAGGCGGTGAGGCGGTAGGTCTTGCAGGCGGCGGGATCTGGCAGGGCGCGGTCTGCAAGGGAGGCGGGACCGATAAGGAATAACTCATCCAGAACAGGGAGGATGGGGAAGTCTGATTTCAGGGCATTCAGGGTGATGCCATCTGCCGCCATGGTGAGGATGCCGGAAAGATCCTGCTGCTTGGCACGGAGGGATCCGCGCATGGCGGAGAAAAAGACGTAGGTGGTGCCATCCCTGACGGTGGGCCACCACACTTTTTGCAGGGGGTCCGTGAACTCACTGACGGCACCGGAGTGAGCGGCACGGAAGGCACGTTGGAGGAGGGAGTTCATGAGGGGAATATCAAATAATGGAAACGCCCGGTCCGGCAGATTCCGGACCGGGCGGCGGCAAGGCTATGAGGTGGTGGAAACTGTTATTCCCGTTTGGCTTTTTTAGGCTTTTCCAGAGGAGCGGCAGGAGACTCTGCTACGGCGCAACCAATGGCGGGAGTGAGGACAAGGGGGACATCCGTGACGATGATTTCATCACTGTCAGGGCGGGAGAGGGAGACGAGACCAGTGCTCTCATCTGTGGCGCGGATGATGAGCGGGGTGAGGGTGAGGTATGGACCGTAATAGGTGACGATGGAATCAGAGGGGGGCATTTGAGATTCAGACTTGAGATTTGAAAGGGATCCGGCCTCCGTGGATAGGGATTCAGGGCCGGGGCTGAACAAAACGGGGCATATCAGACCCCTCCCACACTCTCACGGTTTACGGTTTACGGTTTCAGTTGCTCCCTGCCCTGCCGGGGTTGGTTTTTTGATATCGGCAGAGAGAGGGGGCTGCCAGGGCGGAGGGGGAGCTACGTTGCGCCTCGCTCACACGTTCCGCCACTGGCAGCAGGGGTTTTGAGATACACGGGCGGGACGCCCGTGCTCCCTTCTTTCTTCTTAGCCGAGGGCTGCGGCGAAGGTGCAACTGATGGCACTGGAGTCGCCACCAGAGGTGATGCCAGTGATGGTGAGTTTAACGAAACGCTTGACGTGTGGATGGACGCAGAGGCGGAAGTTTTTGATAGCTCCGCCACTGGCACCTCCAGTGTTGACCATGTTTCCATAGCCTTCCACTGTGGTGTATGTGCCACCAAGAGTGGCAGAATCCGTGAGGGCGAAGGTGTGGGTGGATCCATTGGCCAAGGATGGAGTGGCGGGGGCCTGGATCTCAAAGAAGAGGCGGCTGGCAATATGGGATCCACCACCCTGGATATCGACAGCGGCGGAGGTGGTGGTAGCGGCCCCGGAGGGGAAGGCTACGGTGGTTTTGGTTTTGACGTCCTGCATGGGAAAGAAAAGTTGGGGAGTTACTGGTTATTGATTACAGAGGAACCAAAGGAAGGATCAGGCGGGGGTTTCGATAGCTTCGTTGTTGAGGATCCACTCGCTGGCGATGATGGGAATGCCGTTGAAGTTGTCAGGGATGCCACCAGTGTTGCTGTATTGATTGTTCATGGCGGGGCCCCCGGCATTGATGAAGACGGTGCGGTTAGCAACGCGGGAACTGCGGAGTTGCTTGGCACTGCGGATGGACATGAGGAACTTGGTGGGCTTGTGATCGCTGGGGTGAGCGTCATAGAGGGCATCCATGGCGGCATCCGTGAGGGGGACGAGCGGGGTGATATTGCAAAGACGACGCAGGGAGTACTGGATGAACTGGCGGCTGGCCTCAATTTCATCAGAACCCATGACGCTGAGACCCATGAACCCTTCCCCACTGGAGAAGTAATACTGCTGGCGGAGGGTGGAATCTTCAGTATCAGCATCGTACTGAGTCTCGATAGGCGACATGGCGAGGAATCCGGCCATGCCGGAGAGACCCCCTACTTTGAGGTGGACATCCAACTCGCCTTCACAGACGGAATAGACGCTGGAGGCAACGCTGGCAGTGACGCCACCCATGTTGACGCAGGATCTGACATAGCCGGTGCCAGCAGCATCATCCGTGAGGGCGAGGGTGTTGCTGGCAACAGCGGTGGAGGTGAGTTGCTTCAGCCCAGGGAAGGATTTGGCATCAATGGCAGTTCCATAAATGATGCATTTTTCGACGTTGAGGAGCTCCGCCTTGAGGCGGGCGCGGGTCTGGAGGGTGAACCAATCGACTCCGACACGCTGTCCGCTAGGAGAGGTGGAGCGGGCGTTCCAGAGGTCGGTGGAATCCTTGGCGGTGCGGACGAGCAATTTGAGGCGGCGGGCTTTCATTTCACCCATCTTCAGACCAACCTCAGCGGCAGGGGCTCCCTGATTGATATCACGGAATCCGGCGGCGGTAGGGAGGGTGTTCAGCCCGAGGCTGAGGTAACGGTCTCCCATGAGTTCCATGGTTTCCAGGGCACTGAAAATAGGAGTGGAAGAGCGGGTGACATCAAAGAGGGAACCGAAGAATTCGTTTCCGGAGGTTTGGGCAATATCAGCTACGGTAGGCATGGAGGTGGGGGGAGGGGAAGGGGTGGAGTCTCAGGACGGTGGATGATGATCAGTTAGCCCAGGGGGCTTTGCGGGCTTTCCAATAACGGTCAGCCACATTAGCAAGGGTGGGGGTGGAGGTGGAGGCGGATGATTCTGGAGCGGTGGCCCCGGGGCCAGGAAGTTGAGCAGCAGGTTGACCAATGCCCCGGAGTTGAGCGGCAACCCCGGCGGTGATGGCATCGACGGCGGCAGCGGTGGCGGGAGCAAGAGCGGCAGGAGGAGATGCCGCAAAGGCCTGGGGACCAGCCTCGCGGATCTGCGTGAGGAAGGTATTCATCTGAGCAAGATCTGCCTGGGCGGCGGCGAGGGATTCGTTGGCGGCGGCGAGGGCGAAGTCAGAGGCGGCATAGGCGGCATCCCGCTCCTCAAGGGCGGACTGTGTGAGGGTGAGCTTTTCTGTGAGGGCGGCGATGGTGGCGGCATTGCTGGTCTCAGTGGGGATGCCAGTGAGCCTGGCGAGGGTATTTTGCAGGAAGCTGAGGTTTGCATTGATAGGGGCGGGAGTTTCCTTTTCCTCTTCTTCTTTTTCCTCAATGCGGGCGGTGACCTTGGCAGGAGCGGGGGCGGGGGCGGGGGCTGGCTCTGCGGGAGGTAATGTGCTGGCAACAGTAAGAGGGGCGGGAAGCGCCCCCGCAGACTGTGCCAGCACACTGCTTCTACCAAGGAACATGAAACAAGTCAGAAAACAGGACAGAAAGAGAAAGAGAGAGGAGGAAAAAATCCGGGGGAACCGGGAGTGGTAGGATTTCATGAAAGAAGGGGGCGGAGCGAGGTGGAAGTTTCCTTGGGGGTGGATGTCAAGGAGGGTAGATTGTCAGGCAGCTTTGCGATATTGATGGGCGAGGAGAGATAGGTGGAGGGCACGGTTCGGGATGACGGCGTCTACAAGGGCACTCCCGGCGGCGGAACTGGCGCGGAAGGTGCCGCCAGTGAAGTGGATGGCGGGATCCAAGGCGGGGCGGCTGGCGGCTTTCTGGCTGCGCTGCATCTGGCTGAAGAAGTCCTGGGCGAGACGATCCACTTCCTGCTGCATGGCTTCCAACTGACGGTCAGTGGGGCGGGTGCCAGGGAATCCGGCCCCTTTGAGAGGGCCGCTGGATTTCAGGTGGACGCCTATACCCATGTCTGCATACCGGGCGGACTGATCGTACATGGCATTGTAGACGCCAATGCTGCCGAGGAGGGCGGAGGGGGCGGCCATGATGGTGGTGGCGGCTGAGGCGAGCCAGGCTCCGGCACTGCAACACATGATATCGACATAAGCCCAGACGGGGGCAACGGTGGCAGCGAACTGCTCGATCATGGCGGCGGCCTCAGTGATGCCAGTGACGGTGCCGCCAGGGGTATCCAGATATAACTGGACGGCAGTGGGCTGGAGGGCAGCCAACTGGGTGAGTCCGTCTTCCAAGGCATTCAGATCAAAGCCGCCGCAGAGGGTTTCCAACATTCCCAATTTTTTCCCGATGGTGCCCTCGATGGCGATAATGGCGATGCCGGATGCTTTGTCGTAAAAGGTGACATTATTGATCTGCCCCTCTGGAAGGGGGGGGGCGGCGGATTTTTTGCTGTCGTTCTTTTTCTCAACGGCGGCCCGCCGCGCCTCAAGGGGCTGGGAGCGGTACGCCTCCAACTGCTCTACCATGGAAAGATGATGGGCAGGGTAAATGAGCCAGGGCTCATGGAGCAATTTGGTGGCGATGTGGGGTAAATCAGAAAAAGGATCGTAGGACATTTTATTTCAGGAGCGGTAAGGGCCAGGTTTTGGGCCAGGTTTTACGGAACCTGGGGAGAGGAGGAATTTATGCGATTTTAGCAGGGGCGGATTTGTCAGGCACGGCGGCGGCAGACTGCCAGGGCGGGGACCAGCCAGGGAAGTGCAAGGTGGTAGGGAGGTTCTTTTCCTCAAGGCGGCGGTAGATGTCTTCTACCCAGGCGACCTGATCTTTGATATTCTGGGCGGCGGAGGTGCCGTACTCTGCGGCGATTTCCTGCGGGGTGGTGGCTCCCATGGCGAGACGCTTTTGATCGTTGGAGACATCGCGGGCTTCGTCGATGGTGTAGTTTTTCGCCCATTGGATCTGGCAACGCCAGTAGCGGAGGTCTTTCCGGGGCTGGGGGATCTGGCGGGTGTCGAGGCCCCACTGGATGACGCGGGCGTAATGGCGGCGGATGAGGGGCTCGCGTTTGAGGAGTTCCTGATCCCGCCAGGTTTTGGCGCGGCCAAGGGCGAGCCTGACATTAGGTCCGGTGATATTGAAAAGACCGGACTGGATGCAGAAGAGGATGGTGACAGGGAGACCATAACACATGGCGATGCGCTCGTAGTCAGAACCCCGCAGGCTGGCGAGGTCAGGGAGGTCACGATCAAGGTTGTGCAGGTTGATCTTTTGCCCAGGGGCGGTGGAGATGACGGCGGGACCATCGCTGAGGAATTCTTCTTTGTAGCGGCGGAGGGTGGTCTCCGTGCCAGCGTCATTGACGGGGACGCTGGTGGTCTGCCCGCGCAGGACGCCGCCAATGGGCTTGACGTTGGTGGCGGCGGGCTGCCCGCCCTCTGTCTCAAGGGACATCCCGATTTTGCTGGCAAGATTCAACAGGTCGTGAGTGCTGTTATCATACATCTGCATCTGGACGATGGTGCTGCCTGTGGGGATGAGACGGGAGAAGCCCCGGGCGGCCCCTTCCTTGAAGTTACCGATCATGACGGCATCTGCCTCATTGACGATATAACCTTTTCTCTGGAAGGTGGCGAGATTGATGGGGGCGTCTTCATCTGCGAGAACGTGCCAGGCAATGTGACGGTGGTGGAGGCCCTCTTTGACGCCATCCCGCCAGACACGGTTTGGACCATAACCGCCCTCATAAGGGCTGGCGATGGAGGGGGCGGGGATCATGCGGATGCAGGGAATGCCTTCTGCGTCATGGGTGAATACGTTGAGGACATCCCCATGGGTGTCTGAGTAGATATTCATCTGCCGCTGGGCGTGAGGGCTGGTGAATTTCCGGCTGGCGTCCCAGAGGCCCCGGTCCCAGTAGGCTTCTGTAAACCACTGATCTGCAATCTGATTCCACTCTGTGTCATCTGTCCCGGCGCGGGGCATGGCGGGGCCGAGGTAGTCTGCTACGCTGGCGATAGGACCAAGGGCGTAGGGGTTTTCCATGACAAGGCGGGTGGCTTTGTCATGGACGGTGCGGAGGTCTAAACCAGTGAGTTGATCCTGCTCCCGGCGGTAGAGTGGGGGGACGAAGTTATGAGCATCGTGAGTCTGCGCGAAACCGATGCTGGAGGAGCCACTGCTGGGAAGGATGGTGGCGATGGCGGCGGGAGCCGGAAGGGGGGCGGCAAGAACGGCAGGGCCGGAGGCGGAAAGACGGAGACGGGATTTGCGGGAACGGGACATGGGAGAGGATTTTTCTATCAACTAGCAATAAATCAACTCCGCAGGGATACGCTGGAGTGGGAGACATGGAACCCCATGGCGGAACCAGTGAGGACGAGATCTGCCCCGGCAGGGAGGGCAGCGGTGGCGGTGGCGGACTGATAGGCGGCATGGATTTCAGCTACCTGTTTTGCGGCGGCATCGAAATTCATGGAGCGGCTAATGCCCTCGCTGGACAGGGAGGAGACGACGGCAAGATCGTAAGCGTCGAGGGCGGATTGCAGCTTGTTCCAGAGGCTGGTGATCTGTGAGGTGGGAGATGGGACGAGTACAGCAAGGCGAGCCGCGATGATGGCGGGATCCGGGGCGTAGGAGGGAAGTGAGGTGGCCATGGTGCTGCTTGGGAGGCGGGGTCAAGGAGGGGACGAAATAGGTCTTTTGAATCGCTACGGATTCGACGTCTGTGCATTATCCAGCACGTTTTTTTGCTCAAGTGATGGGGGGAGCGAGAAGATGCCATGCTTTCGCAACCACAGCTGGAACTTGTCCATTGCCGAGCCGCTCAAGTCTGTCCATCCATCCGGCCACCCCATCAGCCCTTCGACCCATGATGGGTGCGGGAGATACCCCTTCAGACAAAGCTCGAATGGATTCTTGGCAGGGCTGATAAAAGCCTCGCTGCGTCCCCGCTGCGTTTTTATCGGCGTCCCAATTATAGGCCACGATCCATATCCTCTCACGCTCGTGTCGTGCGCCAGCATCGGAAGCGGCCACCACTCCCCACTTCGCATCATACCCCATCGCGGCCAGGTCTCCGAGCACGACTCCAAGCCCCCGAAAAGCCAATGCTGGCGAGTTTTCCACAAGCACAAATCGAGGTGATATTTCCCTGATGATTCGCCCCATTTCCGCCCAAAGTCCGCTTCGCGCTCCAGCGAGTCCTTTTCGATTTGGTCCGCCTGCGGTTGAGATATCTTGGCATGGGAATCCCCCAGAGACGATATCCACCAATCCGCGCCACGGTCGTCCATCAAAGGTTTGCACGTCATCCCAGATAGGGAAGGGCTCAAGACATCCATCGTCTTGTCTGGCGAGTAGAATTTTTCGGGCATGATCATCCCATTCGACGGCGCAAACAGTTCTCCATCCAAGCAATTTGCCTCCGAGTATGCCGCCACCAGCCCCCGCGAAAAGTGCCAACTCATTGAATTTTCCTTGGTTGTTCATTAGTATTTGTGAAAAGCATAATTGTTAAAAAGTCAGATTGATGTAAAGTTGATGAAGGGGACGGATTTACTTCAGGAGGTAGTCCTTTCCGGTGGATTCCGGGGTGGGCTCTGCGTCTTCCATGGGATCAAAGGACTCCTCTGTCTGAAGACCCCGGCGGAGGTGCTGGAGACGATAGTGGTGGTGCATCTGGCAGCCCATTTTTTCAAGGTCACCGGGATCGTTGACATGAGAGGTGGTTTTTTTCTCGTACATGGGGCGGGTGGGGCTGCGGGGGTCGCCTTTGCGGATAGGGACATCGACGACACGCATGGCGCAGAGGCCGCGCAGGTAGTCTTCCTCAATATCAATGGGGAAGTAGAGGGCGGGTGCCCATGGACGGTGGCGGGCGGGGGTGAACCGCTGGATGACGGTCTCGTAAAGGTATTTTTCCCAGTATTGGCCATTGGATTTCCAATAATTTACGGGTTTTGGTGAGTCTTTCCGGGTGCCTATCCAGAGGTTTTTTCCCTCACTTTCGACAGGCATCCGGCCATTGGCCCCGATACCGATGCCCCGGACGCCTTCCAGGCGGGGGACATTACCCTCACCGTAGTCATAACAGAGGTCATAGGCGTCAGGGACGTCATCCCCACCAAGGTCGATCCAGACGACATCAATGCCAAACCACTGATCATCAAGGGTGCGGAACTGGGCGGACTGCATATACTCGACAAGGGCGGTGAAGTCGCCCTGCTCATGGTAGGGAAAGCTGCCCTGATCAAGGAGGAAGGAGCGTCCATCATAGTGATAGGCGCGGACACGGTAGGGGAGGTAGCCGCTTTCATCCTTTTTCCCAGATTGACGGTCAACGGTCATGCCGATGCAGAGATCACACCGGAGGGACTGATCACGGACAGGGCCCCAGGTGAGGGTGTCATGATCAAATTGCCCGCCAAGTTGCGCGGCAAGGAGGGGGATCTGGAAGGTGGGGGTGCCGTCTTCCTGACGGTATTTCCAAGGCAGAGGGTCCTGGGAGTTTGGACGCGGGGGAGTGCTGGGGATGAGCTTCCGCAGGTGCTCGATGGTGGTGTCTTCTGCGGCGAGGGGACGCTCGGGCTTGCCGAGGACTTCGTTGATGAAGTTGACAATTTTGGTGGAGTCGCCCTGGGCATTGATCCAGCGGATGGCCAGCTTCCCCCAAGTGATATAGGAGAAGGCGATGTCGGTGAGGGCTGAGACGGTGGCGGACCATTTGTGAGGTTCGGCGCGGGGCTTGGCTCCTTTTTCCCGGCGGTGCTCAAGGGGGGCGGGGGGCCAGCACTGATCAAGAGGGGCGCGGGATCCAGCAAGGATCATGGCGTGTTTTTCCGGTCCCTCATGGACGCGGCCCGCACAGGTGGGGCACTGCCAGTAGACTTCTTTCTCGAAACGGTCCCAGTTCCAGAGGGCTTGTTTCATGCCAGGGAGGGCTTCATTGAGGTGGCGGTAGTGGATGTTTTCCCAATGGATAGGGTGCCATGCCTGACAGTGAGGACAGGGGCAGTGGAATTCCCGCTGATCTCCACTGACCCACTCTGCATCCATGAGGGAGAGGAGGCGGGGCTCTACTTTCCACTGCCCGGTGCGGGCGTCCATGCTCCAGGTGGACATTTGCTCTGGCTTGGAGAAGGCGACGAGTTTTCCATCATTGGCTCCGGTCATGCGGCCCCGGGCAAGCTCAAAGGTGGTGGATTTCCCCATGAAGGCGTGACGCTCTGCCTCATCAAGGAGGACGATGCGAGCGGGGGTACTGGTGAGGATGCTGGCGGACTGACCGCCACCGACATAAAGGGTGCCGCCGCTGAATCGCATGGCCTCAGCGGTGCTCTCAGCATCGGCTCCTACCAAGTTCAACCGCTCGCCTGTGCGGAGGGCGGGGATGGCGGAGAAGATGGGATTCATGACGTCTTTCATTTTGTCCCGGGCGGCATCCCGGGTGTGCATGACGTAGATGATATTGCCAGGATCTCCCTCTGTGAGTTGCCAGGCGCAGGCAAAGAAGGCAACGGTGGTGAAGGCGGTCTGAACGGATTTTGCGACGAAGAGTTCCCGGGCGGTGGGGTGCTCGAAAAAGCCAAACATGAGGCTGGCAACGACAGGGAAACGGTCGAAGTCGTATTTTTCCCCAGAGTAGGTGGTGTTCTGGGTGCTGGTGATGGGGACTTTTTGCGCCTTGGCCCATGCGCCGATGCCGCCAGAGAAGCGAGGACGGATGGCCATGCAGACGCCAGCGATGAGACTGCGGAGGATGCGGGGGTCGAGTGGATTGCGAATGCTCACAGGAGGGAAATGAGGCGGAACATAGGCTAGGCGGCGAGATTGAAGGGGGATTCGCCAGAGGATGCGCCAAAGTGCTCTTCCAATAAGTCAGGAAGGTCAGTGGCGATGTTGTTGAGGACGGCTTCGCGGAGGGGTTTTTCAGTAGGAGAACACCCCTGGAGGAAGGCGCGGCGGAGGATTTGCCAGAGGCCCCCCGCGAAGACGGCGATTTGTGCTTTTATTTGCGCCTGAGTTTCCTCGTCATTGGCCTGGATTTTTGCTATGGAGACGGACCACTCGCGCTTGGATTTGTGGATGTCCTTTAATTCTGACGATAGCAGTCCGGCCATGTCATTGCCCGCGAGGATCTGCTGCTCAAGGAAATAGGCCCGCTTTTCGAGATATTGCAGGGTGTCCGCTGCCTTGGAATGGCCAGTGCCGATATCAGGTAGGTCAGGTTGGGCGAGTTTGAGCTTGGCGGGGGACTTGGAGGCGGGAGGCGGAAGGATGGGAGGAGGGGATTCCTCCTCATGGGGCAGACCAGCGGCTTTGAGGGAGGTCAATTCAGCGGACCGGATGCGGGATTGGATGGAAGGAGGAGGGGATCGATGGCGCAGACCCTTGGCCCGGGCCTGGGCAAACCATTTGCCCAACTCAATAGGAGTCTCCCATGGAGGCGGGATGCCCATTTTTTCGCCAATCTCCTGGATCTCAAAGGTGAAGCGGCGTTTCACTCCGTAGAATTCCTGAATACGCTCACGGTCCCATTTGGGAGGGGCGGCAGTGACCCGATCACCACCACCTTCAACGCGCACTAATTCCAGCATTCGCCGCTGGTCATCGGAGCCGGGGACAAGTTTGCCCTTGGCCGCATAGGCCCGCAGCCCCGCCAATTCAGCGGATTCTTCAAGGGTCAAGGCATTTTGCATACCTTGGGCGCACAGTCAAAGTGCGCGTAACAGTGCGCCAAACAATCCAGCAAGTGCGCGCCCGCTCTTCGTGCGGCGGGGCAACT